CTGACAAGCTGCTCGTTCATCACATTGGCAACCCACTCACAAACATCCTGAAGGCGGGTGCGCCTGACTTCCTCATGCACATCGCCTAATGCCCTGCTCCCTGAATCCCCCACATCAGTCGTGAGGGTCTGGCCTAAAATTGTTATGTCACAAAGCTTGTCGGCTAACTGAATGAAATAGCTTTGGGGGTTGTCTTGTCCGGTTTTCCCTGCCTCCTTGAACTCCACCTGTGTCCCTGCCGGGAACGCTCCCCATGCCGCAGACCCCATGTTCTCCAGCATATCAGCAATGTCGTTCTTAATGTTGGCCGCTGCACCGGGGTCATAGGTCGCCCACCTCAATGGCTGACCGAATACCTGTGCAAAGTTAAGCAACCAATCCCGGCAGAAATTCTGACCGCTCCACCAGTAAGCCAATTGCCGCAACAAACCATAGCCCATCGAGTTGCCTGAACGGTTCTTGTAGATGCCGATGAGGAACTTGTCATCTGGAATCTCCTCGTAAACGCCATCGCCTTGCGGGGAAAGCATCAGGTCAGGTTTGTCATAGGGAAACGAGTAATAACGGGGGTGACAGAAGTAAGTTGCCTTGGGCAGGATTCCATCGACGGTTGGTTCCCAAAGGACTTCCTGAACGCTGAAGCCCTTACCGACAGCATCGCATAAATCATAGACGGCATCGCGGAAACCATTGGTGCTGTTGATTGGACTGCCTACCCAAGTATCAATACAATGCTGAATGAAGTCGGCTTTCGCCTGCGCGGAATCAGTTGGCCTTTCCCCTCTCTCCGTAAAGGGCTTCACCGTGTAGGTTGCGGCTGCGGCTGCGCTTTTAAGCTCATGCAGATTCTTTGCCAGCCTAGCCCATGAATCCTCCATCAATTCGTAGACTTGGTATTGTTGCCGAATATCCCCGCCTAAGGCTGTTCGGAGGATGGCAATGATATTGGCCGGGGATTGTTTAGGCCCCAGCGCATTGCTCTCCATCCGGTCTCGGGTGCTCGGGGCAATAACCCGAGTCCTGATAGACGAACCGTTCCGCGACTTCTTCGCGTTAAACAGTTTCCCCAAGCGGTTACTTAATTCTGCAATCATGCCAGCGTGGGCCTCAATCCAGCCAACTTGGCTCGACCAAGGATGATGTTGTCTATTCCCCCGATTGCCCCGGTTTGCTGATTCATCACCGATGCGTAGGTTGCCAAAGCCAAGGCAGTGCATCTGTCAGCATGACCATCGGCGCGTCTTAACGCCCGATATTGTTTGTTGCCTCCCGGCGTCATTATCTCGCTCACCGAATGTAAATCCTCCCGAATGGCATGATCCCTCGGAATACGAAGGGAACGCTCTTGGAGTGCCCTCCTTAAACCGGGGAAGATTTTAGCCTTGAAGCCCTGCGTGAAATTGCATTGTTCAAGCTTGTATTCGAAGCGATTGGCCAATGACTCGCTCATGGCATTGCCGATGCCGGTTGAATCAATGGCAGCGTAAGAGGCTTTGTTTATCCTCTCCGATAACAGTTCCTCCTGCAAATGGTAGGGGGTATTCCTGAGCACCAGAACTTCCCGAGTCCAAAGAACATCCCCAACCTTTTCCAGGGTCCAGCAAACCGTCAGGTCGTGCTTGCGCCCAATGTCAATGCCCACATAACGGACTGCCCTGCCCATGTCCTCATCGCATTCAATGGTGGCATCGTCGCTCACGCATTCGTCAATCAGGGTGTAGGGAAGCAGCACATTGGTTGCATCGACAAACTCACACTCGTATTCCTGCTCCCAAGCCTCGGGGTCATCCAAGCCCCGCTTCAATTCCTCAACATCCATGGGCAACCCTTCCTCGATGGCTGAATGAATGGTGGTCTTATGGCGGGTGAACTTCATTTCATCTGCCTTGCTCCAGATTTCAAAGAACTTGGAGTTGCGCCCTGCCGGTGTGCTGATAAGCCTAATCTTCAATGCCCCACGCAGGGGATTGGAGATGGCAGGGTAAATGGCCTCGTAAATCCTGTCTGGCCTTTCGTGAAAGGCGAACTCATCCAGCACTAGATTGGCTGAATAGCCGCGCACCGTGTCGGGGTTTGCAGGGAGGGCAATAATGCGGGAACCGTTGGTGAACCTCACCTCGCTGGTTCGACAGTCAGGTTTAGGCAAACCCAAGGCGTCACAAACCACCCGAGCAACCCTGTTGCCCTTGAGCATCCATTCCTCCGACTGCCTTTGGCCTGCGGAAAGAATCACCCAATCGGTATGGGGAGTATCGGTGCAGCTTGCCGCCGCTTCAAAGGCTGACCCCAAGGAGCCGCCAATCTGCCGTGACTTGAGCCAAATCTTGAAACGCGAATCGTCTGCAACCCAACGCTGCTGGTAAGGCAACATGAGTTTGAACAGTATCTGTGCGCGTTTCTCTCTGTCCATCTAGTTGTTTGAATCTGCCGGGGCACCGAGCATCTCGCGCCAAGTGGTGACCAGTTTCTTCTCGTCCGTTATCAGGTGGCCAGAGTGCTCGACACTCACATCTGCCCTGTCCGTAAAGCCGCAGATGTTCTTTAGGGCGAAGATAAGGCTAATCACATTGTCCCTGTCCATGGCCTGTTGAATCAGTTTACGCTTCAGGGAAGTTTGCAGCTTGGCCTTTCCTTTTTCATAGGAAACGCGAAACTCACCACCATCAATCTTCATTTGGCGCTGGATAACATCGTGGGAACAATCGAGCAGAGTGCCCATTTCAGCCAGCGTAGCATTGATTCCACCAAGGCGTTCAACCAAGTCTAGGTCGAAAACAATCTTGGGCCTGCCACCGGGATGCTTACCGTTACTGGCTGGTTCAGAGGAGGTTAAACGGTTGCCTGTTGTCGCGCCTGCCATTCAGGCAATAAGAATGACAGAAAAGCCAAGGCACTTGGCAAGGGTTAATTTGGGCCAATAGAAGCCAAAAGAATAAAGTTTGGATACGTTTAACAGTTTGTAAGTGATAAACGTGTTGACTTAATTTTCAGTTTGAAAGTGAAGGTTAAGATTAAACACAACTTTGATTGAAGGTTGTGATTAACTTGACAAGGCAATTGTGGACACACTCAAAAAAAAGGTGTCCAGAACTTGACAGGATCAATCTTTGTGGTCAGGAGGGGCGACGATGAGACCCTGTTTACGGGCTTCTCTGATGAGATATTTGACTCGTTTATTGCCAAACCAATATTCCCTGTTGCGTTTATGAATATGGTCTTTGAAGATGGGAACATCCTTTTTCGTAACGGGTTGAGGTTTATTGACCCACTTTTCATTGGGTTTGAGGGGTGGCCCTCCGAACATTCTTTTAAGCAGAGAGGGCATCATTTAGAATCCTTTGCTCAAGTATCTTTCCAGTTCAGGGCGCAGGATAAGTTGTTGTTTCCCGGCCAGAACAGCCTTGATCTGGTTTAAGCGGATCATATTTCGCACACGGTAACGGGTCACGCCAATGATAATGGCAACTTCAGGAATGGAATAGGAAGGCTTGTTCAAATTAGGCTGCAACTTTTCCATTTCTGCGGTGTTAATGGTTTCTTTTATCATTTGCTCCATTGAGAAAGTTGTCCCTGATATGGATTGCAACAGCTTCCATCAACTTGGGTGGAACGCCATTGCCAAGGCGAGCCCATTTTGTTGTATACTTTCCAAACAACTTGAAATCATCCGGAAAAGAGCAAGCCCGCTTGACCATGGGAATGGATAATCGCCCCGGTTTTTCCCAATGATAGGTTCTTCCTGTTGCAAGGATGGTTGGAAAAGGCCTGAATGGATGTGCCACATGGTCGTCAAACCAATGTTTCTTGGGATGAACAGATGCCATATTGTTACCCGGAGAACAAAGTTTCCATAATCTCCACTTTTCATTTTTAGGATCCAGCATTCTAAGTTCATCCAATGGCAAATCATCAATGGCCGCAGAGGCAACAATTGGTTTGGTTGTTGGCTTTGGGTGTCCCGGCAGTTTCTTAAGATCTTTCCTTGTGCCTATGATTATTACCCTTTGCCTTGCTTGAGGCACTCCATACCATTTGGCATTCATTACTTGAGCCACGCAATCATATCCACACTCGCGGAGGGTTTTCATTATATCCAGAAAGACCTGTTTCATGTGGCCCTTGACCATCCCGGTTACATTCTCCACCACAAAAACCTTGGGCTTCAATCCCTTTAACAATCGACAAAACTCCATGAAAAGTGAATTTCTTGGATCTGATATCCTGCGTTTACCTGAGGTTGAAAACCCCTGACAGGGTGGAGATCCATCCAGCACATCCAGTTCTCCGGGCTTAACTCCTGATAATTCCAGACATTCTTCCAAGCCAAGTTTGCTGATGTCACCATGATAAACAGGGATTCCGGGGAAGTTTGCCTTGAAGGTCTTGACTGCATTATCACCCCATTCAACTGCGAGCAGTTCCCTGTAACCGGCCTGTTGATAGCCCAAGGATGAACCACCGCAGCCGGCAAAGGTGCTGATGACTGTTGGCTTTACCATTTGAAGCCACACTTGGGACAGTTGTTTTCCGTGTGGGTCATTCCTATTTCATCAATTTCCTTGTTGTCACCAGGAATATCAAGAATTGAGAGTTGCTCCCGAAACAATTTGTCTATGCCGGCCAAATCCAGATCAATCTTGGGTTCAAGGTCTTTTGTCAGTTCATTCAGGTCAAAAAGATTAAATTCAGACAACTCAGCAATCCGGTTATCAGCAATGAGGTGAGCCATTTCATCGGCTTCATTCTCAAATTCCTGATAATCCACCGGAACCTTTTCAGCCTTTAATTCCTTAGCTGCTTTGAGCCGTCCGTGACCGCTCACAATATACCCGGATTTCTTTGATACAGTTATGGGGTTGCGCCAACCCTGTGCCTGAATAATGCGAGCCAGCAGTTTAATCTGGCGCTCATTGTGTTGATTGGGATTACTTGGGTGTTCAACCAGTTTAACAATATCTACTTGTTCTGAATGTGAACAATGTATTTTGATTTCATTCATAGTTTCTTTTAATAAAGCACATCCTCGTTCTCACTTTCAAGGGGCACATTGCTGTTGGAAATAATCTTTGCCACCTTGGCCAAGTTCCGCTCAATCATTTCATTCATCACAAACCGCGCTTCCTCATAGTCGGCATCAGGGAAATATCCCCCTCCCTTGAAGGGAAATTCCT